GTGATGGGGGGTGACGGAGGGCTCTGGTTGGGATGATTGAGCTGATTGAGCATTGAGCGCAGCGCAGCGCTTAACACGTTGCGGAAGCAACGGAACAAAGAGATAAGAGGCTAGGCGCGCTGCAAAGACAAGAGAATACACTAAAGTATTAGTATGTAAGAGGGGGTGGCTCTAAAGACCTCGAATACCCCTTCCGAACTATAACCAAAAGAATCGAACTCACAATGGCCTCGGCAATCAACACTGTCGGGGCTTTTTTCATGCACTCGAAGACGCCGAAGACTACCAGCACGTGCCAACTCTGTGAAGCCGGAATGGCACACTGCCATCAAGATCCTGCCGTAGTATCCAGGATGGCTGCCGACCGGCGAGTAAAACAGCACCCGAGGCCGGCTTCGGTAAAGCCACCCACATCGGCTGCCATGCACTTCGTGACTTCAAAGATGAGGCGGTGTAACCCACAGGACGCGTACTGCTGGACGTGGGAAGGGGCTGATCAGTGGTACTACACCCATGAGGCCGGATTGCCTGGGAGATACGGCGAGAAAAAGAACACCGATACGCCGCTGTTTTCGGATTAGATGGCTGCCGACGTTGACGAAAAAAGCTCGTTAAACGTCTTCTTTGCCACTTCTGGCAGTATACTCATATAGCTCATAAGGTCTGGTAATCGCAATTATCTGCTACCTATGGAAGCTGTAGGATAGTTTTACGTGGGGTGTATAGGTAAATCATACACCTGTAGTGTCGAGATGTTCCGATATGTCGATGGGTGCATAAGCCTCGCAGATACTTAATGTGTATTAACTACAACTCTAGCTGTCATTAATCACCGTGCCACCGCTGCGGTATAGGGAAATGTGGGCGCGTACTAGTCGGACGGTGCCGCTCTCACCTCGGTCGCTCGGTGTGGTCTTCCAACCATCGAGACGCCATTACATGGCCAGCGATGCCTGCGTCGTCGCGTCTATTGAGCTTCCGCCTGCTTCTGGTGCTTTTATTCACTCTGAGCATGCAACGCATCCTGAGTGATTTTAGAGCGTTCTATGGGCTTCTTTGTTTTTCTTGTCTATTTTCTTCAATGAGCTGCATATAGACCCAGGGGCCCCATCGGCCAGAAATCTTTACCGTCGGCCCCCCCGACTCGCGCCTGAGCGGTATCGGTTAAGTCGTCCCATCGTGAATACCCATTTCACACTGGCTGTTTTGTGCCTGTTGTCCAATACCATTAAGAACCGAACGTTCGGTACCGTTCGCTTTCCATCATCTACGTCTTCTGTGTTGACACTCACCACCATAAACGGTACTATGTTGTTGATACTGAGTCTCAATCATGAACACTCGCTACCGCATTGAAGTATTCGACCACACGACCAACGTCTTGGGCTGGCGAATTGCTGGGTATCGTGCGGATAAGCTTGAGGCGATCTATGCTGCGACTGAGTGGTTGAAACGTCCGGACACTCAAGACGTTCGCGTTTACGAGGAGACCAACAAGGAAGTAACTCTTCCTCTGTGTGATCCTTCTGTTCGGCTCGTAACCATGTTGATTCGTGAACTGGAAGACTTTCGCAAGAAGGCGTGCCATTTTGATGGATACGAGACTGTCGGCATCGGGCAGGTTTGCAACGAATTAACTTCTAAGCTCAATGACGTTCTGAACGAGATCAAAAGCCCTTCGTGAGTGCAAATGATTGACACTCTTGACCGCCCGACGATAGCCGACTTGGAAATCTACGGATTGCCAATACGAATCATCAATGCTTTGGAGAATGCTTGTTGTTTTCTCTACGTCGACGAACTGCAAGGCGTCACTGAGCAATCACTGCTGTCTAATCAGAATCTGTTGAAAACCAAAGTATTCGGGCCTGTTGCAATCTCTCATCTCAGGTCGTCATTGCAACGATGGATCGATGGGACCCCGGTTTGTACTCCTGAACAGTGCGTGGAGTTCAATAAGTGACCACGAAGAAGGAATACAATTCGAAGAGATGGGCCATCCGCAATACCTGGAAGGATGAGCAAGTTCTTGAATTGCTTCGCGCCAATCCAGGAATGCTTATGCACGAAGCCAAGAACATCGTGGCCGTGGATTGGCAGAAGAAGTGGGATGAGGGTTTTGACTTCGGTGTGGAGAGACCCACGGAAGTTGACGTAAAGGAAAAAAAGGAATATTCTTCTGATGTCAAGAAGCCGGTTGGCCGCCCGAAGAAAAAAGAGCTGATCGTTGATGATGGCAGTTTTGGGCCAGAAGAAGAGAACCCACAGAAGGTTCTGGCCTGGGTTGGAGACGCACTAGGAAAATACGAGGCTGGCATCCCGGTGAAGATGTCGGAGTGTCCCGGGGCCCTGGCTTGGGGCATGTTCAACCGGGCTAGGAATTCCGACGCGGCTTGGGATAAGTTCAATCAAAACTGGTTCCAGGCGAATAAAAAGAATTCGGATGATGGCTCCGAGGATCAGGTGGTAATCAAGAAGCAGGACTCCGAGATCCTGGCCATGCTGGAAGAGATTGACGCGGAGTTGGCCAAAACATTGGCCGCCGCTCAATGATAAAAGTTTTTTAAGGAGTTTTGTCATGGTGGCTTCAAAGAAGCCAGTTGCGAAGAAGAGTACGAAACCGTCTGCCAAGTCGTCCATCAAGGGTGGCAAAGCCAAGAGCGGGAAGAAGTGCTAGTTAATGATCCAGTTGAGTTCTGTCTGTATTAGCAGTCGAACTCAAAGAGGCTTACCGCTGAGCCAGTCTGGCGAATCAGCGGAATTTTGACAATTAACAAGGGCAACTGACCCGCAAGCTGGCAGGCGTGCGGTGAAGGTCCAAGAAATGATAAAGCCATGCAGGGCTGCATACCTGTGTGGCTTTTTTTGTTTCTTGGATGCCCGGATTCAAGGTGATTGATGGTCGCAGCGGAAAACAGAAAACCAACCTGGCATGCGCACATTCCCAAGGATCTTCGTGGGAATCTGGCTTGGCGTCTGCTTGTCAGCCGTCGCATGGCCATGGACAAGGATTTTGCGGCTGTGATCAAGCAGGCGTGCCGAGAAGACATTCTCTTCTGGATAAACGGGTTTGTCTGGACCTACGATCCGCGTCGCAAGCCGTTCCGCAAGATTCCGATGATTACCTACGGCTATCAGGATCATGCCATTCTGAAAATTGTAGATGCTATCGAAGACGGACACGATCTGCTGATCGAGAAGAGCCGCGACATGGGCGCCTCTTGGGTCTGCTTGATGGTGTTCCAGTGGTTCTGGATGTACCGCGACCTCGTGAGCTTTCTTCTTGTGTCACGTGTAGAGGCCTACGTAGATGAGCCTCGGAACCCGAAATCGCTGTTTTGGAAGATTGACTTCTGCTTGAAGAATTTGCCGCCTTCGTTGCGGCCGCCGGTCAGAACTGGCATCGATCGTACATTTTTGCATCTGGTTAATCCAGAGAATGGTAGCGTGATTGACGGCGAGTCTACGACAGGTGACGTGGCTCGTGGCGATAGACGCACGGCCATGCTGCTCGACGAGTTCGCGGCCGTCGATCGTGGCCATGAAGTAGCGTCGAGTACCCGCGATGCGTCGAACTGCCGAATCTTCAACAGCACTCACAAAGGAACGGCCACCGCGTACTACGATCTTTCGCGGGAAGAAGAGTTGCAAAAGGTCCGCATGCACTGGTCGCAGCACCCGCTCAAGTCCCGAGGGGCTTACACCAAGCGGCTTGGCGTCTACGTGCCAATCGACTTGGAGTATTGGGCGACGCGCGAAGACGTTTTCAATGCACAGGCTGAAAAGTATGACAAACGAATCCTTTCCCGTGGTGTTTCGCTGGAAGATGGCAAGATACGCAGCCCGTGGTATGCCCGAGAGTGTATGCGAGCGGCTCATGCGGTAGAAATCTCGCAAGAGCTTGATATTGATTGCATGGGATCTGATCACCAGTTCTTCCCTGCATTGATGATTGAGGACTATATCAAGCAATACTGCATTCGGCCGTTCCATACTGGCGAATTGGAGTTTGACGAAGAGACTCTTGAGCCAATCCGATGGCGCGAAGACTCAAACGGCAAGATTCGTCTGTGGATGGAACTGGACGGAAACGGGAATCCTGTTGGTAGCCGGTTCGCTCTTGGTTGTGACATTGCCGTTGGAACCGGTTCTAGCAACTCGGTGGCAACTGCAATCAGTTTGTTGAGCAACGAGAAGGTTCTTGAGTTTGCAAGCCCGTTCATTCGGCCCGAAGCATTCGCAAGGTATTGTGTCGCGCTAGCAAAATGGCTTAGTGAGGCACAAATGATCTGGGAACAGAATGGCCCTGGCCGGCCGTTCGGTGATGCGGTTATTGAGTCTGAATACCGCAATATCTACATGCGTGTCAACGACGAGCGGTTGAGCAAGATCGCGTCCAAGGTTCCTGGTTGGGTTCCAACGAAGGATTCCAAGCTGGCACTGTTAACTGCTTACCGATTCGCTTTGGATCGTCAAACGTTTGTCAATCGAAACGAACAAGCATTGCGGGAGTGTCTTGAGTACGTGTTTCTGCAAGATGGAACCGTAGAGCATTCCAAGACGCGAAAGAGTCTCGACCCCACTGGCGCTCGAAAGAACCACGGTGACCGTGTCATGGCTGACGCATTGGCCTGGAAACTTGCCAGTTATCGTGGTGCTCGCAAGAAGCGAGGTGACGAACCGCGTGAAATTGTCGAGGGAAGTTTTGCATGGCGTCGCAAGTGGCATGAAGAGCAAGAAGAATTGGCTGAGGTAATTTGAGTTTTCAGAGGACAGTTTTCAGTTATCAGTCAGAACTTTCTGAAAACTGATAACTGAAAACTGGAAACTAAAAAATGAATCCCAACAACGAAACTGAACTTGTGCGATTACGGGACGCGGTGACATGGAGCCGTCGAGAGATGGAACCATTTCGCACGGACCTTATGAACGCGGTTCGCCAGTACATTGGGAAGCACTACGGCAAATACGGCTCCAAGGCCAAGGTTTATGTCAACTACCTGGAAAAAGGGATCACAATCTACACGCAGCAGCTTGTAGGTGGTGCTCCTCGGGCCTACGTTTCCGCACGAGACGTGAATCTACGGGCCGGCGCTGCACTTTTGCAGGAAGCGCTCAACTACACGGTTGAAATCGTCAACCTTGAAAGAACGTTGCGGCTTTGCATCAAGAACGCGCTCTTCATGATGGGGATCGTCAAGATTGGCATGACGGAGTCACAGCCGTGGGATCTTGGCGGACACTGGGAAGGTGCTGGCCAGCCGTTCGTTGAGAACATCCAGTTTGGCGACTGGGTCCAAGACATGACGGCCAAGTCCGATACGTCCATGTCGTACTGCGGTAATCGCTATCGAGTCCCATTGGAAGAGGCAAAGAACAATCCTGAGTTCGACAAAAAAGCACGTGAGCAACTGCAATCGACCGAACGAAAGATTACCAACGAACAAGGCGACGAGCGATTGGAAACGCTCTCGGGCTATGGTGGTTCTGGCCAGGACGTTGAGATTGACGATTGCACAGATTTATGGGATCTGTGGTTGCCACGTGAGCAGTTGCTTGTGACGGTCGCGGATGACGACGGGATCAGCAAGCCTTTGCGAGTTATTGAGTGGCAAGGGCCTCGCAATGGCCCATACGTGACTCTCGGTTTCGGTGATGTGCCATCCAACTTGCTTCCGCTCGCCCCGGTGTCGAACTGGATCGACTTGCACTCATTGGCCAACCGGCTGTTCCGAAAGCTGGGCGACCAGTCAGACCGGCAAAAGTCGGTGCTTCCTGTTAATGCTGGCAGTGATAAAGACGCGAACGCGATCAAAGAATCGCGTGACGGTGAAATCATCAGCGTTCTCGGCGAAGTCCCCAAGGAAGTGCGATTTGGCGGCCCAGATCAGGTGAACCTTGCCTATTTTATGAGCATGGGTCAGTTGTTCAATACGCAGGCAGGAAATTTGGACGCGTTGGGAGGTTTACAGACTGTCGCCGATACGCTTGGCCAAGAGCAGATGATTACGCAAAACGCCAGTCAGCGTCTCGTTTCGATGAAACGGAGTAGCGACAACTTCGTGGCGTCGATTTTTCGTAATCTTGCCCACTATCTGTACTCGGATCCGTTCATCAATCTGCCACTTCAACGGCAGGTTGGCCGAACTGGCATTGCGATCCAGACGCCGTTTAACGCCAACACTCGCCAAGGTCAGCCATCGCTCTACAAGATCGACATTGAGCCCTATTCAATGACCTATCGAAACCCGGCAACGCAGATCCAGCAACTTATGCAAGTCTGGAACACGGTCATCTTGCCTGGCGCTCAGTTGATTGGGCCGCAGAACGTTGCCGAGGCTATGAAAGTGCTCCTGAAGATGATCTCCGACCGAACGGGATTGACGGAACTGGACGATTTATTGCCGATTCTGACGGCTCCACCTCCACAACAAATGACGGGGCCAGGTGGCTCACCACCGCAGCAGATGATGGGTGGACCAGGTGGACCGCCACCGCAGCAAGGCGGACCTCCGCAAGGACCACCCAAGCCGGTCGAGACCACAAGGAATTACGTGCGGCACAACATGCCGAGCCCTCAACAGCAAGGACCGGACCAAAATGCCATGATGCAAATGCTGATGAGTTCTGCACAAGGAACGTAAAAGAAAAATGCCAATTTATTGTTATAGCCGTCTTGGATCAGCCGAGATTATCGAGCTTCATTGCCCGATGGGAGAAGCACCTACGGAAATCCAGAGAAATGGAAAAACATTTGACCGAGACTATCGTGCAGAATGTGTCCGAACGACACCGCCAAGCATGAGTCAATTGGTTCCTGTTGATGCACTTGGTTGTAATCCATCGCAGATTGCACAGCAGGAGGCATACTTCCGAAAGATTGGTGCACCCGTTGAAGGTCATACGGCCGAAGGTGCTCCTTTGATTCGAGGCGATGATACCAAGACACTCAAAAAACTTTGCGACCATTACGGAATGGTCAGCAAGAGTGGGCGTTGGAGCCCTGGCGTTTCACAAGTTTAATCACAGAGGATTTTTATGAGCACTGATTTGTTGATCGATCAAGGTTTTGACGCACCCGACACAGCGGAAGACATTCCAGTTGCTTCTGGCGGTTCTTCTTCTGGTTCGACAACGACCGACCTGGAAGCAATCAATAGTTCGACCGAGGTTGGCGACGACGCACCGTTGGACATCGATCAGAACATCGACGAGATGGAAGACGATGAGGCGTCACGTAGCGTTGATCCCGCCTCGCCAGATGCCACGCAGCAGACACAAAAGCCTGGCGATCCGTCAGCAGCAGCAGCGACGGCCGCGTTGAGCCGCACGGATTGGGCAGATTACGGATTAACCGAGAAGCAAGCCCGTGATCTTGACGCCAAAGGTGGACTGAGCGCCGTCATGGATGCCATTGACCGGCGATTCATGAATATTGGTAATCAGGTGATCGGTGGTCCGCCAACACAACCTGCACAACAGCATCGATTGCCAGAGCAGCAACCACAGCAACAGCAACAGCAAAACTATCAACAGCCACAACAGCAGGCAGGGCCGTTGAAACTGTCGATCAATCCGCAGGAGTATGACGAGAATATTGCCAACCAGTTTTCTGGATTGGTGGATTATGCGAATCAGCAGTCTGCCGAGCTCCAGCAAGTCAAGCAGCAGCTCAATGCGGTGCTTGGCGATATGAGACAACGAGAAACTTCCGCCTATGCCAACCGGATGGATACTCGGTTCAATGACATGGGCGATGACTACGCCGAGGTCTTCGGCAAGGGTTCTTTGGATGATCTTCCCAAAGGATCTCCGCAGAGAAAGGCTCGCACGGATGTAGACTCTGCGATGATCGCGTATGCCACGGGGCTCCGTCAAACAGGGCAACCGGTTCCACCGGAAAGTGTTCTGTTTGAGAAGGCATTGCGATTGACGTTTGGAGACAAGATACGTGATGTGGAAACCAAGAAGGCGACGACAAAGGCAACCGAACAGTACCGGAATGTCAAAGGGCAATTCATTTCCAAACCAACGAATACCAATGGAAAGCCCAAGTCGCCCGAAGAACAGGCGAAAGAGTTCATCAGAACATATCGCCGCGACCACGGAATGAATTAGTGGCTAGTCTGACTGAAAACTGACAACTGAAAACTGGAAACTAAATTATGGCTTACGTTACAGCAGAAAATATCAAGGATCTCGTAACCGGGACGCTGATGCACCTTGGCCGGCCTCGTTTTTACCAGATCGCCCAGAACTGGCAGCGCTACGAAGTGTTGCCCAATTGGTTCAAGCGTCTCAAGACGCGGGTTGATTCAGGTGTCGGCATCCGTCGTACACTGATGATCAAGTTGCCGAATGCGGCACGGTTCGTTTCGATGTACGAACCTGTCAATGTCAACATCGAAGACCTGTTGGCGGTCATCAAGGTTCCGTGGTGCCACATCAACACGAACTACGGCTATGAAGTTCGCGAAGAGTTGATGAACCGCAGCGAATCGCAAATCGTTGACATCATCAAGGCACGCCGTGCTGGCGCTCTCATCAACCTGGCGGAAGTCATGGAGCGGGCCGCATGGTCGGTTCCTTCGATGGATCGTCCCAAGGAACCGTGGGGTTTGCCGTACTGGGTGACAATCAACTCGCAGCTTGGATTCAACGGCGGCACTTCTCCTGGTTTTACGGACGTTGCTGGTCTTGACCCGAACAAGTACCCGAATTATCGGAACTACACGGGAACCTATGCAGCCGTCAGCATGGCTGACCTCGTAACGAAGATGCGAACGGCTCACCGCATGATCAACTGGCAATCTCCGGTCACGGAAGCCGACTTGCGAAGCGAAACTGCGTCGGATTACCGAATCTACGTGGATAACGCAACGTATGGTGAATTCGAGAATGTGGCGCAAAGTCTCGGAAACGACATCGGCTGGGCAACTGCCAAGGATGTTGCTTACGTTGGCGGGGTGACGCTCTCATTCTTCAAGCACCCGATTGTTTACGTACCGTTCCTCGACACGAATGCGGCTGCCAAGCACCCGGTTTACATGGTCGATCACTCGTCCTTTGAGCCAGTTGTGTTGAAGGGTGATTACCTGCGAGAAACCGGGCCGATTACTCCATTCAATGCGCCAAGCACGATGCACATGCACATTGAAACCACGTTCAATTACCTTTGCACGAACCGGCGAACCAATGCCGTGTTCTATCAGGCGTCCGCTTGATGCGTGTGAAGTTTAATCTTGAAACTTGAAAGGAGATTTTAAATGTCAATGTTTACTGCGTATAACGGCCTTCGGACTCGTGGGCCCTCTTTGGATCTGTGGTCGGATTTGCAAAATCAATGGATTGAAACACGCCCGGATTTGGGGTTGCATCACTACGATGATTTTTCGCTTCGTACTGTGCTGACGCCAACAAATTCAGACCTTTACAACGTCTACACGGGGGCGGGTGTGACGATCGGTCCCGCCAATCTGCAAGGAGGCGGATTGTTGATTAGCGGCAATGCGGCCTCTGGCGCTGAAGGGACGCTTCAAGCTGGGAACGGCGGCCTCGTCAT